TGCGTCCACATATGACCCGGCCACAGGCGCAGCCGCTCAGTCCAGCACCACGCATGCCGTGCGCGCTGTGGAGTCGAACCACGGACGAAGCTATGTCGATGGCTCGCTGATCGAGGCCGGTGCGCGTGCGTACCTGATCGACCCCAACGGCATGAGCGTGGAGCCGCGCGCAGGCGATGCGTTCGTGTGGGGTGGCGTGCCCGGCCCGGTGACCCGGGCAGGGCGTGTTGCACCCGGCGGCGTGGCGGTGCTGTTCGAGGTGCAGGTGCGGGGGGTGTCGTGAGCAACGCAGATTTCAAGCGCAACTTCTCCGCGCTCCTCAAGCGCGTTGGCGACCGCGCCGAGATGGTCGTGCGCGGCACTGCGCTTGGCATCGGCGGGTCGGTCGCAGAGAAGTCGCCCGTGGACACCGGCCGATTCAAGAACAACTGGATGACCTCGCTTGATTCGATCGACGCGTCTGCGAATGCGCGCGCGGACGCCAGCGGCGCATCTTCGCGTGCATCGCTCACTGCGCAGGTCGCAGCATGGAAGCCCGGGCAGACGATCTTCATCACCAACAGCCTGCCATACGCATACCGGCTCGAGTACGACGGCTGGTCGCGGCAGGCTCCTGCAGGCATGGTGCGCGTGACGGTGGCAGAGTTCGCGCAGCGATTCGAGCGCGCGGTGCGTGCAGCCAAGGGTGCGCGATGAGCGATCAGAACGTGCGTCGTGCGCTGGAGCAGCGGCTTGCCGCCATGTCGCCGGCGATCCCGACCGCATGGGAGAACGTGCATTTCACGCCTACGGTCGGCACCCCGTGGCAGCGGGCAAATCTGCTGCCGGCGTCGCCCGACAACACCATGCTCGGGCCGCGCGAGTGGATGGAAATCGGCATCTTTCAGGTGACGCTCTACTACCCATCCGGCACCGGCAGCGACGCGGCGCAGACCCGCGCTGAGGCCGTGCGCGCGCAGTTCAAGCGCGGCACCACTGTCTCACATGGCGGGCTCGCAACCGTCATCACGCACACGCCAGCCAAGGCCGCCGCCTACAGCGCCGATGGTTGGTACGTGGTGCCCATCTCGATCCGATACCAGGCTTGCATCGCAACCTGAGTCGGCCCCGTTGTTCGTCGTTTCTTGCCGCCCTGCGCGGCTTTCTTCGTTGAGGTTCAGCTATGGCAATCGCGCAAGGCGTTTCCAAGGAGACGCGGTTCAAGCGTCAGTCGGCAAAGGGCGCGCTCGCGGGCACGTCCGCAGGTCAGGTGCTGCGACGCGAGACTTCCACCTTCGACCTCCAGAAGGAGGCGTACACCACCGAGTCCGAGATCACCAAGAAGGCGCAGATCACCAGCGTTCGCCATGGCGCGAAGCTCGTGAATGGCAGCGTGACGGGTATCTTCTCGCCGGGCACCTATTCGGACATCGTGTCGGCCATCCTGCGCCGTGACTTCGCGTCCGTGACCTCGATCACTGGCCTGTCGATCACCATCGCCGGCAGCGGCCCGTACACCATCACCCGAGCATCGGGCGACTTCCTGACTGGCGGGATCAAGATCGGCATGGTGGTTCGTCTGACGGCTGGTTCGTTCAACTCGAACAACCTGAACAAGAATTTCCTTGTGACCAACGTCACGGCAACGGTTCTGACCGTCATCGTGCTGAATGGATCGACGATGACCGCCGAGGGGCCGATCGCCTCTGCCACTGTCGCGGTGCCAGGCAAGGTCACCTATGTTCCCGAGACCGGCCACACGAACATCTACTACACCATCGAGGAGTGGTATTCGGATGCGGCCGTCAGCGAGCGCAACATGGATGTGCGTTTCAACACCGCCGCACTGTCGTTGCCCGGCAGCGGGAACGCGAAGATCAGTCTGACCGCGCTCGGGCTGGACCAGACCGATGACACGTCTGTTTACTTCACGTCGCCCACCGCCGAGACCACCACCGGCGCACTGGTGGCGGCAAGCGGCGCGCTGCTGGTCAACGGCACCTCGCAGGCCGTCATCACCGACCTGTCGATCAACATCGACGGTCGCGGCAATGCGGCGGATGCGGTTGTCGGCAGCAACATCCGTCCGGACGTGTTTCGCGGCAAGGTTGCCGTGTCTGGCACCTTCACCGCCTACTTCGAGGGCGGCACGATCCCCGACCTGTTTCGCGACGAAACGCAGACCTCGATTCTGTCTGCCCTGGCGGCGGGCAGCGAGGCAAATGCCGACTTCGTGACCCTCACCATGTCGGCGGTCAAGCTTTCGTCCAGCACGCCCGATGACGGCGAAACGGGCCTGAAGCGCACCTACAGCTTCACGGCGTTTTTCAACAGTGCGGGCGGCGCAGCACTGGCCAACCATGCGACCACGATCCAGGTGCAGGACTCGGCCGCGTAATCGCACGCTGCATCAACCAGAACGGCCGCCGAAGAAGCGGCCGTCTTCATTTCTGAGGAGCAAATTGCATGAATGAAATCGACATTCTCGGCTTCGACAGCGTGGCCGATGCCGAACGCGGATTCGAGATCGAGTTGACCTCGCCCGATGGCGTGACCGGCACCGGCGTGTTCGTCACCGTGCTGGGCCGCAACGCGGATGCCGTGCGCAAGTTCGTCAATGGTGTGATCGATCGCCAGACCCGCGAAGCGGCAATCGCGCAGCGCAAGGGCAAGACGCCCGAGCCGAAGTCCATGGACGACCTGCACACGCAGAACATCGAATCGGCCGCCGTGCGCGTGACCGGCTGGCGCAACGTGAAGCAGACCTTCGATCGCGATGTGTTGCGGCAGGCCCTGCGGCGCAATCCTCACTGGATCGACCAGATCATCGATGCGAGCGCCGACATCGGAAATTTTTCGACAGCGCAGCCGAGCAACTGATCGCGTGGGCTGCGCATGAATTCGACCTCGCCCGCGTAGGCGAGGACGGATGCACCTTGCGCGAGACCTTGCAGACGGTCGAGCGCATGACCGGGCGCACACCGCCCGGACTGGACAACCCGACCGAGTTCCCGGCCGAGCTGCATTCGCTGTGGCGTCACTACACGACGCTGCGTCGATCGCGCCCGGTCGGCATCGGTGTTTCACCCATTCCAGAGACGGAGATCCGCGCGTATTGCACCAACCGCCGCATGCGCTTCGAACATTGGGAGCTTGAAGTGCTGCAACAGCTTGACGACCTCGACCGAGACAAGGCGAAGAAACAGTGAGCGTTGACATCCAGACCATCGGCGTAGGCTTCGAGACCGCCGGCCTCGTGAAGGGGCAGCAGGCGCTCGACGCCACGGCAGCCGCTGCCGCACGCACGGCAGACGCTGCCGATCGCGTTGGCGCGACCGCATCGCGCGCGATGGAGTCGGCCGGGCGCTCGGCTGAGACCGCAAGCCGGCAGATGGGCGGGGCGTTCACCACTGTGCGCAACGTGCTCACCAGCATGGGCGGGTCGGGTGGCGTGCTGGCTGCCTTCATAGGTGGCGCTGTGGGCGCGGGCCTGATCGAGGTTGCGCGCTCGGCGGTAAATGCTGCCGGCGCAATGGTCACCATGGCCGATGCGGCGTCGAACATGCGCCAGCAACTGAACCTCGCGTCGGGCTCCGCGCGTGAGGCTCAGGACGCCTATGATCGGCTGCTGTCGATCGCACAGCGTTCGCGCGTAGAGGTGACGGCGCTTGCCGGCACATATGCGCAGATGGCGCGTTCCACAAGCGAGCTTGGCATCGGGCAGGATCGGTTGCTTCGCGTGACCGAAACGCTGTCGAAAGCCATCACCATGAGCGGCGGATCGGCGCAGGCCGCGCAGGCCGCGATGGTGCAACTCTCGCAAGGACTTTCGGCCGGCGCGCTGCGCGGCGAAGAACTGAATTCGATCATGGAGCAGACGCCCGGCGTGGCGCGTGCGCTGTCTGACGGGCTTGGCGTTGGCATCGGGAAACTGCGCGCGATGGGCGAGGCGGGTGAATTGACGGCCGAGCGCGTCGTCACCGCGCTGGAGAAGTCGGCCGGCGCGATCGACCGCGAGTTCGCCAAGACCGAGGCGACGGTCTCGCAGTCCATGAC